ACTATCAGTGACGAAGCATTAGATAATGCATATCATTATGGTCGTAGTTCTCCTGGTAATACATTTGGATGGCAAGCAAATTTAAAATCAGCTGCATATGCTAAACAAATGATTGATAAAGGTATTACTGATATTGAAGCAATCAGTGATGCTATTCATAAAGGTTGGAATGTAACGGCTAAAGCATTTGTACAAAACCCCGATCAATTTGATGATACAGAAAAGTTAAAAGCGGCTGGAAAATTAGAAGCAAAACTTCAACAACGAGAAAAGTTGATGAACATTGGGTATGCTCAATTGCCTGATGAAGAACAAGAAAAAGATCGTGTAGTTGCTAGAGCGTTATTACAAGCTCTTAAAGGTCAGCAAGGTGTGGCGGAGACAACTGGCGACACATCATTTGATTCAATGATGGGAAAGATAGTTAAAGGTGCTAGATACAAAGGTGCCGCAGCCGATCAACGTGCTGATACAGCATACGGTAGCATGATGAACAATATCACTAAAAATGCTGCTGATGTTGCGAAACCATCTGCCAACTCTAAGTTTGAACAAGTGTATAGCGCAGTAGAGAGAATACTTTTATCTAATAATGTTCATTGGGATATAGATGACGACATTTTGGACGCTCTTAAAAAGTTAAAAATCAAAGCATCGGATGATCTCATGCAAAAACTTGAAAGAGAACTTATTAATCGTGTATCGGATGCGCTACAATATTATGATGATAGTGATTTGGCAGAGCAAGCGGTGTCGGAAGACTCAGACCCATGTTGGGATAACTATAAGCAAGTTGGCATGAAAAAGAAAAACGGTAAGAAAGTTCCTAACTGTGTTCCAAAAAAAGGTGTGGCGGAAGGCATTCGTAATGATCAAAAAGCAAAGACAAAGATAATAGAGTTGATGAAAGACGCTTTAGACAAAGAAGCAAGTACTGGTCTTGGTGATGATAAATCTTCTAAAATATATTTTTTAGCAAAAGATCAATTCGGTAAAGAGTTTGCTGATGCCGCATATGAATACGGTGCACTTCATGTAGAAATGTTAATTGATCCTAGCGATGAAGATGAAACTGATGAACGTAATGCTGAAATGCAGGCGTTAGCTAATAAAATGGGATACAAGCACGTTAATTATAGCAGTGATCCTGATCTAGACGAAGGTGTGGCGGAAGGCTTCTTGAACGAACACGGTGATCCATGGGAAGATCCAGATTATGAACCATATGGTAGCGGAAAAGAAACTCGTAGTTCAGAACAAATTGCTAAAGATAGAGCAGAACATGCAATTCTTAGTAAGAAACTTGGTTTAAGTAATAAACGTGATAAAGATAGTATGATAGGTGATATGACAAAAATGTTGAATCATTTTATGGGTCAACATTCAAAGAAAAAAGATGTGGCTGAAGCATCGGCATCAAGTTCCAAATCAAGAGCAGGATTGGCAAAACTGTCCAAATTAAAATCTATGACGTTAGATCAGCAGAAAGAATATCTACAAAAACAACTAGAAATAAGCGACAAGCGCCGTCAGGCTCGTGACGACAAACAACGAGCTGAGTATGATAAAAAGATGGCATTAAAATCTCAATTAAAAGATAAAGATGATTCCAAGAAAGATGTGAATGAAGCCACTGGTTACAAAAGTCAGTTTCCATCAGCCGCACCAGCTATTCAATACGCCAAAGATAAAGTAAAAACATTTAGAGATCCAGACGATGGTATTGAAATATGGTCAATGCCTGATGGCGGATGTGATGTAGTTCATACTAGTAATTCAAATGGTCGAAATCATTGTATTGACAATAGAGGAAAGAAATTAGGTACAATTCGTCCTCAAAAACAAGGAAATAAATAATGTTAAAAGATGATTTGAAAGTCCTACAAGCAACTTCATTTAGTTACTATGTTAAAGCACATCAATTTCATTGGTGTGTTGAGGGTCCAGACTTCCCACAGTATCACAAATTTCTTGGTAAGTTATACGAAGATATTTACGAAACAATTGATGTTATTGCCGAGTATATTCGCAGCTTAGATTCTTATACTCCAGGTAGTTTAACACGTTATATGGAACTAACTCAAATACAAGATCAAATTAAAATTCCTAGAGCTGAATTGATGTTTGAAGAACTAATGCAAGATACTGATATTTTATTACAATGTATCATGACTACTTTTATGTCGGCCACATCAGAGAATCAACAAGGCATTGCTAATTTCTTGAGCGAACGTCAATCAGTTATGCAAAAACATCAATGGATGATGCGTAGTATATTGAAAAAAGATAGACAGTGAGAATCAGTGATATCATCAGAGAAGATGTTTCTCAATCAGAACTAAATGGATTACGAAGTTTAGCAGATAAACTTTTTAATCAATTTGGAATTGAGGTTGAATTTACAAAACATTTTTTTGATCGTGCCAATGATGATAGAGCCGCATTAATTGATCGTGAAGGTAAACAAGATATCACTGCAATAGAGATTGCAAAAATGTTTGTGGCAGAATATGAAACTTTAAAAAATCCAAATAACAAATATCCAAAAATCACTGATGTACATCCAGGAATGGAAGCTAACTTGTCTGACTATTTTTCTAAAATAAATATACCATTTGCAATGAATAAACGTGGCAAAGAATTAGTAATGACACCAAAAACTGTAATGAGAAGTAAAAACTTTCATACGGCTAGAGGACAAAAGAATATACCAGTTAACACAAAAGATGTTAATCTATAAATATTAGGAAATAAAAATGAGATTTTATGAATTTTTAAGTGAATCAAAGAAAACCAATGGCATTGAAATCATGTCGTTGGAACAATTTGCCAGTCAGGGTGAACAGAGCGAACTAGATGAAGCAGACCTATTAGGTGCTCCTACAACTGACTTTTCAGATCCGGACATGCAAAAATATCTACAAACAACTGTAGATAAAACAAAAACTGCCAGTCAACGTTATAAAATGCCCTACGTACATCGTAGTTCAGCATTGAAATATTATGATGAATCAGGCAAACAATTTGATCTGGACAAAATGAAAGGCATCATCAGTGAGCGTCCAAAACGTTTACTCAAACAGAATGAAAAGATGGAACATAGCAACGGTGAAAAAGAACAATTCTTCAACATTGGTTTTGCTGCTCTAACTGGATTGGCATTAGACGAAAAGACAAATCAATTTAAGATTGTCAATACTTGTCCAGGTGCTGGTAGTTGTAAAGTAGATTGTTTTGCTCGTGGTGGTGGTAAGGTTCAGTTTGAAGGTCCATGGATCAGTGATGCTAGAATCTTAACATATTTGTTGAATGATCCAGAAGGATTCAAAAAACAATTGATCAACGAGATTGACAAAGAAAATAAAAAATATGCTAAGCAAGGAGCCAAAGTTACTATTCGTTGGCATGATGCTGGTGATTTCTTCAGTCCAGAATATGTAGATTTGGCCGCTGATGTTGCCAAAACATTCCCAGATACTCAGTTCTATGCCTATACAAAAATTGCCAAAGTTGCTCAGGGTGGATTACCATCAAACTTCCACATCAACTGGAGTGAGGGTGCTCATACAAGTCAAGAGAAACAAATCAAACTCATGGATCCAAGACTTCAAACAACCAAACACAGTAGAATTGTTCCCGCAAAGTTAACTGACGGTACACCAATTTTTAATGACTTATTGAAGAAAGATGCTGAAGGTAAATTAGAAAAAACTGCAGCCGGTGGTTGGATTGTTACTGACATGAACAAGTTGAAAGATCGTATTGCCAATCTATATAAGATTGATAAAGATAGTATCTTGGACTATGATGAGATGATGGCCAAATCAGAAGGTAAAGATAAAAAGTGGAATGTAATTATTGTTCCTGGACAGGGCGACATCAGTGCCAAACGTTCTGATGTATTGGGAACATTGTTATTGAAACATTAAAGAACACACCTTAGGGCCGTGTGGGCGGGTGCTGCCCTAGTTAACGATTCGCTACCGTGACGCTACAAGTGACCATTGGAGACTATTATGAAAATAAACGAACTATTATCTGAAATGAAATCAGAATCTAATGAAGAAAAGACTATTGACAATGAGTCAAAATATCTTACTGGTAAAGATAAAGTGGCTAAGATTAGTCCAGTATTGGGTGCAAAACCAAAGAAACAAAAAGCATTGATGACTAAGTTTTTTGGATCGGATTAAATATGGATGATCTTTTAAAAAAATTCAAAATTCAAAAGTTTGAAATGAATTTAAATCAAGATTTGGCTGATAATATTTTAGAGTTGAAAAAAACTTTAAAAGGTGTTACATTGAGTAATAAAGGTGGTTGGCAGGGTGTAATAGATGATAATACAAATATTTCATGGGTAACACAAACAATAACTCAGATTGAAAAATCCACTAATCTTAAAACTTCAAGATTTTGGTTTAACGTAAATGGTCCAAAACATTATAATGATTGGCACATTCATCATAGAAATAGATTGGTTTGTGTGGCATATGTGAAAGTTCCAGAAAATTCTGGAGATATTGAATTTAAATCTAACAACAACACAAGTTTTTCAATAACTCCATATAATGGACTTGTCTTGATATTTCCAGGAACATTGAATCATCGTGTATTGCCAAATGAATCAATGGACTATAGAATAAGTCTATCAACAAATTTAATATCATGAAAATTTAAATTAAGAGATAAATTAAAATGAGAGCAAGTGAATTTCTAATTGAAGCACCTTTGACAGATTATCAGACTATGGGTGATTTTAACAAACCTGGACCGTTTCGTGGTGCAGATAAAAAACTAGTACCTCATCCAGTCAACCGTTTGAAGGCAGAGAAATTCTTTGCTAATACTCCATACGATATTAGATTATTTTTTAGCAATATTTCTGGTACAGGAAAATATAGCGAATACGGCCCAATGAATCCTGACACAGTTAAAATTATTTTTGGTGATGAAGGTGAACAAATTGTTGCGGGTCATGAAAATGCAATTACTATAGTATATGTTGGTAATAAAGGTGATGCTAAGAAAATGCTGACTCCATGGATGATGGCACATAGATTTGGACACGCAGTTCAGGCTGGTCATCGTAGAGGTGAGAAAATAGATAAAGAAGGTGCATGGCCAGAAGCAGAAAATCATTTCTTTGGACAAGTTAATTCTATGTTAGAAGAATATTATGGCAAACGTGGTGAACGAGGAGGTAATTTAAAGTGGGAAATGACTCCAGAATATAACGCATTATTTAATGCCATTGGTACTCAGAATAGTAGTCGTAGTGGTCAAATACGCAGACCATATGAATTCTTATACGAAATATTTGCACAATATCTAGGCACAGGTCATGTAACTTTTAATATGTTACCAACTAATCTAGGATATGGAAGACAAAATTGGGGAACTCCTTCCAAATATTTAAATTTAAAACCCGAACACAGTGACGATGCCAGCAGAAAACAAGCAACTGAAGTATTGGCGTATGATATGGAACTTATGTTTAATGATGTAATGTCCAATCTTGAAGGCAAAATATTGGTAATGTAATTATGAGAGCAAGTGAATTTATTAACGAATCTTTTGATTCAAATGTACCGATTGAGATAGTATCTCAATCACGAATTAATTTTCGCACTACTGCCAATATTGAAGGCAGACAAATTGTATTCAATGCCGATTGGTTATCTGTCCCAACTGGGTCATGGGAATTGAAATTTGCTGAAATTGTGAATAAAAAGTATAGTGTCTCAGACAGAGTTGCTAATCTTTTAGCTGGAGACAAAGATAAAACATATCAAGATATATCATTTGACGTAACTGGAAGTGGAAGTCAGATGATGGTGTTTAGTTTTGTAATAGAAAGTATTAAGAAATTTGTTAGTATATATCATCCTAAATTATTCTTCTTTGAGGCTATTAAAGAAGGAAACCGAGAAAAGTTATACGCTAAAATGGCTTCCAGAATAAAAATACCTGGATACGAGCTAACTGATATAGGTAAAGAAGACAATAATACCAAGTATTTTGTCATTAAAAGAATTGATTCAGACAATAAACAATTAGATGAAACTGATATATCACTAAGTCAATTGTATTCCAATGACTATCCAGATCATGATGAAATTTTTTGGAATTACGTTTCAAATTCAGATTTAAATACAAAATTTGAAGTGGAAAAACTATCACCAATGAAACTAGATATTCTGTTAATGAGTCAATATCGTGTTGAACATATTGATGAAATTGTTGATATGTTAAAAGATGAACAAATTGAAATTATCAATGACTATAGAGCATCACCAAATTTATCTGATTCAATTATAGTAGTGGCAAACAATAGAATTATAGATGGTAATCATAGAGCATTAGCGGCAGCTTTAAATAATGTATCTATTAAATGTATAGATTTGGATCAAGAGATTGATCAAGAGATCAATGAGAATATGGATCATAGTAAAGATGATCAATCCGTACCACAATTAAAAGCGGCATTGTTGGCTCAAAAGAAAAAAATACAATCAGTCAAAGATGATAAAGATGCCGTATATGATATCATTGATGGTATGATGACTAGTATATCCAAAGCACATAGTATCAGTGGACAAAAACTACATGATATGTGGACCGCCAAATATAAAGAAATCCCAGATACTTGGATCATGCATCAGTAAATCTTCCAAAATGTATTGACATATAGCGTAACTCCTGTATAATAAGTAGATATCTAAAAGGAGTTACAATGTCAGATACACAAGACAATCAAGAACACGATACAACCATTTTCTCAAATGATCAAAAACTTAAATTAACACAGTTAATTAATGAAGGTATGCAGGTCATGAATGAAGTTGAAACACTCAACAGTGGTTTATCAGATACTATCAAGGCAGTAGCTGAAGAAATGAATATCAAATCAACTGTTCTTAAAAAGGCAATCAGAACCGCACATAAAATGGAATTTGGTAAAACTCAAAAGGAACAGGAATTACTAGAAAACATTCTAGTCACCGTTGGGAAAACACTGTAATCTATGTCATATGTAGATGCTATATTAGATAGAGACAAGGATATTATTCATGTTGTAGAACGTGATACTAATGGCAATCGCCGTTATGATCAATATCCAACCAATTATACTTTCTATTATTCAGATCCAAAAGGCAAATATCGTACTGTATATGATGATACAGTAACAAGATTTAGCACACGTAAACGTAGTGAGTTCCAAAAAGAACTTAAGATGCATAGTGGTAAGAAAATCTTTGAAAGTGATATCAATCCTATCTTTCGTATGTTATCTGATAACTATCTTGGTAAAGATAGTCCACCACTTCATACATGTTTCTTTGACATTGAAACGGATTTTGATCCGAAAAAAGGGTTTGCCCCAACCAATGATCCATTCAATCCAGTTACGGCAATTTCATTGTATCTAGATTGGTGTGATCAATTAATCACATTATGTATTCCACCAAAACATATGAGTCCAGAAATGGCCAAAGATATATCAAAAGACTTTGAAAATACTTTTGTATTTGATAATGAAATTGATATGTTTAATATGTTCTTTGATCTAATAGAAGATTCGGATGTATTAACTGGTTGGAACTCAGCTGGGTATGATATACCATATATGGTTAATCGTGTTACTAGAGTTATGTCCAAAGATGATACTCGTAGATTCTGTTTATGGAATCAATTACCAAAACCAAGA